ATTTTCAGAAGTCGCTTCTGGAAGAACAATGACAAGTAGTGAAGCAGGTCATACTTATTACTATCCAGAAACAATTAGAAATGTCACAGTCGCACTCCTTGATATGTTTAATGATTTTTATATCAAGAGATATACACAAGCACCTGCTCGTGGTGGTACTATTGTTAAGACAGTTAGAGTGCCGATAACATTTGGTCCTGATGAGAAGAGACACCAAGATGATTTAAGGGGTAAAACTCAGGGCTACCAAGCACCACCAGTACCAAGACTCGCAATGATTCTCGATGGAATAGAATATGATGCTTCGAGAGCAAGTGGTTTAAATGAATTAAGACATTTTTATGATGAAAGTTTGGAGATAATGGATTTGGATTCTTTTTTCCAAGATGTAAGCCCCGCTCCATATAACTTTAATTTTACTCTCTCAATTAGAACAAGGTCAGTCTCCGATTTCTCACAGATTACAGAACAGATACTACCATTTTTTAATCCTATGCGGTCTCTTCGTGTGAAGGAATTTAGTTTTCTTAACATTGAAAGAGACCTTCCTGTTCTCATGGGTGGAATAACACCAACCTTTTCTAATGATATGGAAGTTTCAGAGAGAAGAGAAGTCGATGGAGATGTGGCACTAACAGTTCAAGGATGGATGTATAGACCGATAGACGCTCAGAAAATTATTAAACAAATTAATTCTAAATTTATCATTTCACAATTTGATGAATCAGGAGAAATAACTCCGATTACTGCTTCTTCCTATGTAATAAATAGTAGCGGAGATATTAGCGGTACTCCTCACATTTAACCAAGGTTTAAAAAAATATGAATGAATCATTTGATAAACTCGATAGAGAATTTAATACTTCTGCGACACCAGAACAATCTGTCGAATTAATTGAACATCAAAAAAATGAGTTAGTTGAAAAATCATCTCAGATAAAAACCCTCGAAGATAAAACTTATTTACAAGACGGTATTAAAACCCTTATTGATAACAGTCAACTAGTTTTAAATACAGTACAAAAAGATATTAAAATTGGAACTGCTCCTCGAACCATTGAGGTCTATGCCAAATTAATGTCGGCAACGACTGATGCTATACGAGAACTCAGGGAACTTAATCAGACAATTGCTAATATGACTATGTTTAAAGATACCGAAGCACCTAAAAAAGCAACTATAAATGTTAATATGACAGGTAAAGAACTTATGGCAATGATGAAAGACGCAAAAGAACAATCACAGATGGAAGCAGTTGATACAACGTTTGAAGTTGAGTGGGAACCAAATGAGTAAAGAAGAAAACATCTTTGACACGATTCAAAGAAGAATGATTATCAATGAAATGTTTAGTGCATTTGAGAAAAAGAAGTGTCCTGTGAGTGAAGTTAAACTTGTGGATTGTGAATTAAGTAAAGTTACGGTTGAAATTATAACTAAAGACGGAAACAAAATTATAGTTTCAGAAGGTGAAAAGAAATATACTTGGAAACTCAATGCGTTGAATATGGGCGAAGTTTTTGGTAATGAAATTTATGATGTTGCGGGCTCCTATGAAGGAGAGGTAGCAAAAAATACGAGATAATTAAGGAGGTGTAACATTTATCAAGGAGATAGTTCATTAAGAGGCGCAGGTGAGAAATATGAATACAGCCCCGAAGATATTAAAGAAATTGTTAAATGTCGTGAAGACATCATATATTTTGCGGAAAAATATTTTCGTGTGGTTACAATTGATGAAGGTGAAATAATTATAAAGTTGTATGACTTCCAAAAAAAGATTGTTAAAGTTTTCTTAAACCCACCTGACAATAAACGTCATGTTTGTTTACTTTCAAGTAGACAGGTTGGAAAAACAACAATCGCTTCAATTTATATTCTACATTATATTCTTTTTAATTCAGATAAGACCGTTGGTGTTCTCGCCAATAAAGAAGATACTGCCAGTGAAGTATTGAGAAGAATTAAATTAGCATATTTAAATCTTCCTTATTTCTTACAGCAGGGAATTTCAGATGCGGGCTGGAATATTAAATCTTTACATTTAGAAAATGGTTCCAAAATTGTTACTGGCACAACTTCATCTTCGTCTATTCGTTCAAAATCAATTTCACTTTTATACGTTGATGAATATGCTCACATTCAGGAACACCTTGTAAAAGAATTTACCGAGTCAGTATTCCCTACAATTTATTCTCGTAAGACAAGTAAGATAATTATTGTCTCAACACCAAAGGGATTAAATCATTTCCACGATGTTTATACAAAAGCAGTAAAAGGAAAAAATAGTTTCTTTCCTATCAAGGTTAACTGGTGGGAAGTTCCGGGACGTGATAATGAATTTAAACAAGGCATCATTGAAAATTTTGGTATGCAACATTGGAAGCAAGAATATGGAGCCGATTTTCTTGGTTCGTCTTCCACTCTTATAGATTCAGAATTTTTACAACGATTAAATTATATCGAACCAGTATTGACAAAATACGGTTTCCTTTTAAAATTATATAAACTACCAGAAGAAGGTCAGCTTTATATTATAGGTGTCGATGCTTCAAAGGGCATCGGAAAGGATAGTGCAACTCTTCAAGTTCTTAAAGTAAATAGTGAACGAGATGTAGAACAGGTTGCAGTATATTCAAATAATAAAATTGAACCATATCAGTTCGCACAAGTTGTTATTGAAGTTTCAAAATTATATAATGAAGCACCGCTTATGATTGAAAACAACGGTGAGGGTAGTCAGGTTATTGATGCTATATGGCATCAATTCGAATATGATAAAATTATTAATTATGAAAAGAAAGGATTGGGAATACGTTCATCAGTAAAAACAAAATTAGCAGGTTGTTTAATTTTAAAAAGATATATTGAAAATGGATGGATTCAAATAAATGATAAAGAAACAATTAAACAATTAACGTTTTTTGAAGAAAAAAAACCAAACATTTTTAAGGCAGTTGGTACACAAAACGATGACCTTGTTACATCATTATATTGGGCAATTTACTTTTTACAGACAAATCAATATGATGGTTACGGCAATGCTATCAGGGCAATAGAGGATAGATTTAAAATTAATCAAAAAGATATAGAAGATGATCCGGGTGGAATCTGTATTATTGATGATTAAAAGTATAAATACTATAAATAGAATAATCGAAACTTAAATCGGGAGAAATATATTATGTCAGAACAAATCGGAATGGATATGTTAGAAGATGCTGTTAGTTTTCTAAAAGAAGAAGAAGGTATTGACGAAAAGGGCAATCTCAAAGCACTGAAGAAATCAGACGAAGAACGAGAAGAAGAAGAGATTGAAGAAGCCAAAAAGAAAGATAAGGAAGAAGAGGAAGGTCTCATCACAGTAACCGCTTCTGAGGAAGAGGAACTAGAAGAAAAGAAAGATGCTGATGAAGATGAAGAAGAAGAGATTGACGAATTGGATATAGCACAAATGAAAAAGAATCTTGTTGATGCAATCCAGAAAGCAACTAATCCTGAACAGTTAAAGAAACTTCTTAGTATTGTAACCATTGGCGAAGAAGATGAAGAAGATGAAGACGAAATGGATTATGAAGAAGACGATGAAGCTAAAGCAGATGCCGAGGCTGATATGGAAGATGAAGAAATTGACGAGTCTAAAAAAGAAGATGAAGAAGATGATGAAGAAATTGACGAGTCTAAAACTACCTTTGAAGAAGATGCTGTTGCCTGTTTAAAAGCTGAAGCCGAAGCCGATGAAAAGGAAAAAGAACTCGAAGAAGCAAAAATGGTAAAGGACATCGAAGACGAAGATGTTGACGAAAGCGTGGTAGACCTCCTTGACGGTGAAGGAAAAATCTTAGTACATGGTAACTTTGAAGGTGAAGATGAAAATTTCTTTAAAGTTGGTGGAAAACATTATGCAAAATCGGGTCTGAAAAAAAGAATCGCAGAAGTGAAGAAAGAAGAAGACGATGAAGAAGAAATTGAAGAGAAATAATTTATAATGTTAATTTTAAAATAAATGAGGGGAACCATTGGGTTCCCTTCTTTATTTCAATTTTTCAGACGAGTAATTATAAATACAGGTAGAGATAAAAATAGAATTAATTGGAGGTAAAAAATATATGGCACAATCACTCAAAACCCCAAATGTTTATAGATTTGAGAAAGACCTTAGTGAAATAACCACACCCGCAGGAACCAGTATTGGTGCAATCGTTATGTCATCCCGTAAAGGTGTTGTAAACGAAAGAGTTTTAATAACGAATGATAAACAACTTATTGACCTTTTCGGAACACCGATTCCAGATGGTGAAGACGTTGGTATCTATGCAGGTATGGAATATTTAAAAGAGGCTGATACACTTTACGTTGTTCGTGCAACAAGCGGTGGAGAACAATACGCTGACATTATTATTTCTGGAACATCAGCAGTTACAAGTGCAGGTGGTGTAGGTGTTGAAGCACAGAGTACCGCAGAACTTATAATAGATGCACCAGATGGAAATAAACCAGATGCAATATTTGACCTTGATAATGCTTCACTCGTGGGTGTAGAAGAACTTCGTATTGCGTGTAAAGGCCCGGGACTTTATGGAAATGATATTGGTATAACTGTTTTTAACCAATCTATTACAGGAACATCAGCTATCTCAGGTGATGCCTATGATTGGGATGGAAAATATGATTATCCAAATAAAATTGTTAAGATTTCTGTTTTCTCAAAAGAATCAACCGAGCCATTATTCCCTACATCACCAGAAGAAGTTTTTTATGTTTCTTCTGAATATATGAAAGATGGTGAAGGAAAACAACTCTTTGTAAAAGATGTTATTAACGGAAATTCAAAATTTATTTATGTCGATACTTCAAGTGACGGTTCAACCGACTCTGACGTTTTCGGTCAGGCATATACTACTAGTGCAGGTTTACCAGTTGCTCTCGCAGGTGGTCTTGACTCACAGGCTATCACAGCAACGAAGCCTTATTATGTTGGTTCTGGTCTTACTGATGGTTGGGATTTATTTAAATCGAGAACGGCTGTCGATGTTCATATTTTAATTGATACTCATAAAATACAAAATAATACAACCTGTCAAAAGATTAATGGTATCGCAGGTGCTAGACTTGATTGTATTTCTTGTGTTCAAGCAGGTAGCATATCAACAACTGCTGTCGATACAATTAAAAGTGCTAGAACCGATTTAGCCCCTAATTTTCCTTCTTACTGTGCAGTCTATACTGGATTCGATAAGATTTATGATAGCTTTAATGATAGAAATGTTTTCATTCCAAAATGTGTTTTTGGTGCTGTTATAATGGCGAGAACAGATAGGATTGCAAACACATGGGATGCACCCGCAGGTATTAATCGTGGTATTCTTCCTAGCATTGGTCAGAGTAAAACTTTTACTGATACTGAGATTGGTTTGCTTTATGATTATAACATTAACACTTCTCGTTTCATGCGTGGAACAGGAAATGTTCTGTGGGGTCAGAAAACTGCCCAGAGAAAGAAATCAGCACTCGATAGAATCAATGTTCGTAGATTACTTATTTACATTGAGAACTCAATCGAACCAAGTCTTATTCCGTTCTTATTTGAACCCAACAGTGCTAAGACTCGTCTAAGGGCTTTCAATGTTGTTGATAATTTTATGAACGGTGTGCTTGCAGGTGGTGGTGTTACGAAATATGAAGTTGTGTGTGACGATACAAATAATACAGCACAAACAATCGACCAAAACGAAATGAATTTAGATGTCTATGTTCAGCCAACCAAAACCATTGAGTTTATTCGTCTGAATATTGTTGTGACTCGTACTGGTGTTAGCTTCGCAGAGGTTAGGTAAATTGATTGGGGAAAGCAATTTCCCCGATTAATATAAATACTAATAGATTATTAGGAGGAATATAATATGGCTGATTTTTCAATAAAAAATATAAGCAATCAGGTTGGAGATATACAAAGAGCATATACATGGGAATTAAAGTTGCAAACCCCCGTTGCTGTATCAACAGACGTTGATGGAGAAGAAAATGCACTTGCAATTCGTTGCCGTTCAGTTGTAATACCCGGACGTTCACATGATGTAATAACATCAAACTATATGGCAATGGAACAGTTCTTTCCCGGCAAGATTCATTTTACAAATCCTTTTAACATTACATTTGAAGAATTTGAAGATAGACACATTGCTAGGATTCTTTATAAATGGCAACAGGGATTGTTTGATTTAAATGTAGGTCATGGTAATCCAAAAAACAGCATGATTGCAGACCAATGTTTTTTACAATTGCAAAACTATAATGGTGTTGATGTTGCTAAAAAAGATTTTGGTTTAATTAGAATTAATAATGCGTGGCCTGAAAGTATTGCCGAAGTTCCTATGTCTTATGCGGATAATAATGCTGTTCAATACACATTTGCACTTCGTTATGATACTTGGGAATATATAACAAAATAAATAAAATTCCATATTTTCATTTATTTCTTTGGGGGTTTCCATTCGGAAATCCCCTTTTTCTTTAGTATTATAAATATTAGTATATAGGAGATAATATACTATGGCTGATTTTTCAATAGGTAAAGTAGGAAGAAGAGTGGGGAATATTCAGAAAACTTATAATTGGTCTCTGGATATAAAAATACCACAAGAAGTTAAAGATGCAATGAATTACATAGATAAACCTACATGGTTGGAAGATGTGGTAATTCATTGTCGTTCTACATCTATTCCCGGACGTTCCTTTGATGTTGTTACTACAAAATTTGGGGGAATAGAACAATTCTTCCCAACAGCAGTACATTATTCAAATCCGTTTAATGTTGTCTTTGAAGAATTTGAAGATAAAAAAATCGCTACCATGTTATTTAAATGGCAGGGCATGGTTCACAGAGCAATAAAAAGTAGTTTAAAAAAATCAAATTATGCTGTAAATGCAGAATTATATTTATTAGAAGATGAAGATTTAACACTAGAAACAAATAGAAAAAAATTAAAAATTATAGAATTTAATAACTTGTGGCCGGAAAGTGTTGCCGAGGTTCCATTGGATTATGGTAATAGTGATTCGGTTAAATATAGTGTAGCATTTCGTTATGATACATGGGAATATAAAAAATCGGGTGGTGAGTCTGGTGATACTGGTGTATATGATAATTTTGCAATTAATTAATTTAAAGGAGGTTTATAATGTCAATTAAACTGGAAAAAATGGAAGATGAAAAGACCAGTGAAAAGGTCGCTGAAAAAGAAGTAAAGGAAATTGTTAAAGAAGAACCAAAGGTTGTTGCTAATGAAGCCCCAATGGGGTTTTATCCTATAAAGGATTTACCATCAAGGTACAAGCTGTATCCCGAAGGAACAATAATTTATGGTAGACCACTTAAAGTATTAGAAGTAAAACAACTAGGACAAATGACAGAGGACAACTCTAACAGTGTTATCAATGGAGTATTAAGAACCGCTACCAAAGGTTTGAATATTTCTGATTTATTGGTTGCTGATAAGGTTTATATTTTATTCTGGTTGAGAGCAAATACATATAAGGATTCTGGCTATCGTGTGGATTTTGATTGTTTAAAATGTGGGCAAGATTCTAATTATGCTTTTAGTCTTGAATCTCTCGATGTTATATACCTTGATAAGTTTGATGAGTATATACCAAATAATTTGCCTATAAGTAAAGATGAAGTTATTTTAAAATTTCAAACTGTTCGTGATACAAACGAAGTTGATGATTTGCTTTTGAAAACAATGGGAAATCCATTAGAAAAATATGATGAAGATTTACTTGCAACAGCATCAACGATTTTATCAATTAATGGTGAAGAAAATAAATCTTTGAAACAGAGATATAATTATCTTGTTTCTTTAGATTCGGGTGATTTTACTGTAATAGAAAATAATACCAATCTTCCTGAGATTGGAGTTTCTACCGTTATCAATGTCAAGTG